GGCGGCTGGCGTAATTGACATTGTTGGTGCAGCTAATGGTGGTACGGTTCCTGCTCTGGGCGTCCTGATGGGTGTAGAGTACGTTGACAGCGCTTCCAAGAAGACTGTCTTTAAGAACTACTGGCCCGGTGCAAACAGCGTGAGCGTAGACACGAACTTCCCTGTCAAAGCTTTTGTTGCTGACAACCCAAACCAGTTGTTCATGATTGCCGCTAACGCTAGCTCAACTGACCGTGCAACTGCATTGTCAAACATTTTTGCTAACGCGCCACTGGCAACCGCTACGTCTGGTTCAACTGCAACCGGTCGTTCTTCTGCTGAACTAGCTATTGGGTCGGTTGCTACTTCAGCCACCCTGATCATGCGTATTGTTGGCCTCACCCAAGACGATGCCAACCTCGACTACGATGCAGCAGGTGTGAACTACGTAGTTCGGTTCAACTTCCACCACAACGCCCCGGTTGCAGCTTCGGCTTCGCAAACGACGTCGTTGTCAACCGGCATTTAAGGAGGGACATAGACAATGGCTATTTCTCGCGCACAACTAGCGAAAGAGCTTGAGCCCGGCCTAAATGCCCTGTTCGGTCTTGAGTATGATCGCTACGAAAATGAACATGCGGAGATCTTCGATGAAGAGGCTTCGGATCGTGCATTTGAAGAAGAAGTGATGCTCGGTGGCTTTTCTACAGCACCGGTTAAGGGTGAAGGCGCGGCCATCACTTTTGACGATGCACAAGAGACTTTCACCGCTCGTTACACACATGAGACGATTGCTCTGGCATTTTCAATCACGGAAGAAGCGATTGAAGATAACCTGTACGACCGTCTTGCGTCTCGCTACACCAAGGCTCTGGCCCGTTCTATGGCCCAGACCAAGCAGATCAAAGCTGCTGCCATCCTGAACAACGCGTTCAGCACAGGCAGCCCGATTGGCGATGGTGCAGCACTGTGTTCGGCGGCTCACCCATCACTGTCTGGCAACCAGCGGAACCTGCTGTCTACCGCAGCAGACCTCAACGAGACTTCTCTTGAGCAGATGCTGATTGACATTGCAGGCTTCACGGATGAGCGTGGGCTGAAAGTCGCTGTTCGCGGCATGAAGCTCATCATCCCGAAAGAACTGCAATTCATTGCAGAGCGTGTGATGAACTCGAACCTTCGTTCCGGCACCGCCGATAACGACACCAATGCCATGAAGAACATGGGTATGCTTCCAGAGGGAGCAGCGGTCAACCACTTCCTGACCGACACCGATGCCTTCTTCATCAAGACGGACGCACCGAACGGCTTTAAGCTGTTCAATCGTTCGCCGATTAAAACTGCGATGGAAGGTGACTTTGACACCGGAAACATTCGGTTTAAGGCACGTGAGCGTTATTCGTTCGGTGTTTCCGATTGGCGTTGTGTTTTCGGTACACCCGGCGCGTAGCATCAAACGGTACTCGGAAAATTTGCAAAGGGCGGCAGTATTGCCGCCCTTTCTTTTTTAGTATATAGTTTTTTTATCCCTGACGGGTGCATAAGGTGCCCGACACAGCCCAAGACAGGAGATAGACATGGGTCAAACTACCTTTTCGGGTCCAGTCCGGTCCGAACGCGGGTTTACCGCAGTCGGTTCTAATGCGGTCGTTGAGATCACCGCAGAAACCACCCTCACGTATGCAGATCACGTAGGTCGTATCATTGAAATCAATGACGCTGACGGCGCGGTTACGCTTCCCACCATCACCACAGACACCATTGGCGCTGAATACAGCTTTTTCATTGGCACAGATGCCACTGATCTCGACATCAAAACCGACGGCACCGACAAGTTTTCCGGAACTTTGGCCGTTGCTGGGACGACAACCAAGGCTTTTGCCTCGGATGTTTCTTCCAACGATGTCATTTCAATGAACGGCACGACAACTGGTGGCGACAAAGGCTCTAACCTTAAAATTGTTGCTATTGCAGCAGCCGAGTATCTTGTTAGTGGAACGCTTATGGGCTCAGGCTCAGTCGTCACCCCGTTTGCTGACAGCTAATAGGGGATCGACATGGCCGGATCTGACGTAAGAACAAAACGGATTACCGCCACCGGGTCTCTCGGTGTTGGGCCTGCTCGTATTCGTCAGATACAGTTGAAAACAGATTCAGGAACCCCTCGTTTGACCGTTACGGACGGCAGCGGGGGTTCTACTGTATTGGATCTGGACTTCAACGCATCTGACACGCACTCGGTGAACATCCCGGCAGAAGGTATCAAAGTTAGCGACATCCATGTTGCCACTTTGACCAACATCACTGCCGTGACGTTCTTCTTCAACTAGGAGAGCGAAATGGCTGGATCAGACATCAAAGCAAAAACTCTGACTGCCAGTGGAGACGTTACTACCGGGCCTAGCCGGTTAGTGGCGGTTCATTACATGGGTCACAACTCCACCGGAACCGTAGAGTTCAAGGACGGCGGCGCTAGTGGAGTCACTGTTTTTTCTTTGCAGGTTAAGTCTAGCGATTCTGGGGATTTAACAATTCCAGCCGAGGGCGTTAAATTTGATAACGGGATTTATGTCGTTATGACTAATGTAACTAGCGCTGCTTTCTTTTTTAAGTGAGGCGTAAATGGCGGCACGAAAAGCTAAAATGCCCGCCCGCAACAAGAAAAACTTTCGCTCCACGGCTAGTGGGGCGGGAATGACTAAGGCCGGGGTAGCTGCTTATCGTAAAGCAAACCCCGGGTCAAAATTGAAGACTGCTGTAACAGGCAAAGTTAAGAAGGGCTCAAAAGACGCAAAGCGTCGTGCATCATATTGTAGCCGGTCCAAGGGCCAGATGAAGATGCATGGGATCAACTGCAAGAAAACCCCTAAGAAGCGGATTTGCGCGGCTCGTAGAAGATGGAAGTGTTAAGATGAAAGCAGAAGATGTACTCAAGCTTTTGGAAAAGCACGAAGAAGAGTGTAACCGCCGGTATGCGGACATTCAAAGTCAACTGGACAAGCTTGATCGTCGGCTTTGGGGAATCGCCGGATTGATCATTGCTGCGGCCATAGCTCAAAGGATGTTCTAATGGGTAGCGTAGTAAATCTTGGATCCGGCTCTTGCCCGGTGAAGAAGATGGCAAAAGGCGGCGCTGTTCGCATGAAAAAAGGCGGCAAGGTGAAAAGTAAGGGCAAGATTTGCCCTGAAGGCAAGGCTTGGGCAAAGCGCACCTTTGATACCTATCCAAGCGCTTACGCCAACCTTGCGGCATCTAAATACTGTAAGGACCCCAACTATGCTAAGGGTTCTAAGGGTGGCAAACGTAAGGGCAAGTAATGGGACAGCTCAAACAATGGTTGAAACAGGATTGGGTGAGGATTGGCAGTGATGGTTCTATCAAAGGCCCTTGTGGCACTTCAAAAGATAAGAAAAACCCTGATCGTTGCCTTCCAAGAGCTAAAGCTAATAGTCTCTCAAAGGCTGAACGAGCTAAAACAGCTCGTAAAAAGAAAAAAGCAGGATCTAAAGGCAAAACTGTCGTCGCAAACACCAAGAAAGCAAAAGTCACCAACCTCAAAAACGGCGGAGAAGTAGGGTACGAAACGAAAGCCAAAAGACCTTTTAGGGGCAAAAAAGTAGCCGGGACCGCGGTCGCTCGGGGATGTGGGGTAGTAATGTCGGGCCGCAGGAAAAGAACTAAGGGTTCAGTAAGTCAAGCATAGGAGCGTAAAATGGCTAAAGAATTTATGACAATGGACGAGTATGCGGCCACGCTGGTGGGCGGCAGCATGAAGTCAAAAGGCATGGCTAAAGGTGGCCGAGTCAAAGCTAAAGGCATGGCTAAGGGCGGCAAAGTCGCTAAGATGGCTGGCGGCGGCATGATGAAGAAGAAGGGTTATGCCAAGGGTGGTAAGGTCGCTAAGATGGCTGGCGGCGGCATGATGAAGAAGAAGGGTTATGCCAAGGGTGGTAAGGTCGCTAAGATGGCTGGCGGCGGTATGATGAAGAAGGGTTATGCCAAGGGTGGTAAGGTCGCTAAGATGGCTGGCGGCGGTATGATGAAGAAGAAGGGCTACGCCAAGGGCGGTAAGGTAAAGTAAGTTGTCCTATCTTCAGAGCAACATTCCGCATTTCAAATGTTGGGTGCGGAAAGAGTACACCTGTAATCATTTGAATTATCATGGTGAGTTCCTTCACGCCATGGCTATCGCGGTGACGACTATACCTAGTCGTTGCTTGAGCTTTCAGATGATATTCACAGGCTGTGAGGCTGACGGAACAGATCAACCCAATGTCCACGGGGGCGCGATGTGGGCAAGAATGCCCATAACCGCTCTAGTTGGGGATACACCGCTTGAAGAATGGCCGGAACCCATGCCCGTTCATTTAGCTCAACCTTGGGATTGCATGTCCCATACACACGCGGTTTATCGTTTAGATCGAGCTCATCCGTGCCCGTGGATTGCTAAAATAGGACCGGATTTTTACCCAGCCAAATACTATTTTACCGTGGACTATACCGAAAGTGAGATAGCAGACGATCCTGCACAGCACAAACAAAGCCACGTCTTAGAGCTTTTGGACGCGGGCCCGTACACCGGCAACATCGTTGCCCTGCCTAACAATCGGGTTCGTGTGACACATCCGGCATGGTTTGAAACTGGTGAAGGACCTCCGGACTTTTTGCCGTCTCAACACATACACTATTCAAAATCTGATTTAGACTATACATTAGACGTAAACCAGATTTTTGATAATCTGTATGCGGAGAAAGAGTAATGGCAACCTCGGGCAGCACTGATTTTGAGTTAGATGTTTCTGATTACATTGAAGAAGCGTTTGAGCGCTGTGGTCTTGAGGTGCGTACTGGATATGACCTCAAGTCTGCCAAGCGGTCGCTCAACCTCATGCTGGCGGATTGGGCTAATCGAGGGTTGAATCAGTGGACTATTGTCCAGAGAACGCAAGCTCTTACTCAGGGCACTGGGGTCTATTCTTTGGGCACGGACGTTATCGATGTTCTGTCGGTTGTTGTCCGCAGGAGCGGGACAGATTTTGCTTTAGAGCGTTTAAGCCGGGACGAATATCTGTCTATTCCGACCAAGACTACAGAAAGTAGAGCTAATCAGTTCTTCCTTGACCGTCAGATTACACCACAGTTAAAGCTTTGGCCTGTCCCGGATAACAGCACAGACGTCGTTATTTATGATGCGTTGACGCGCATTGAGGATGCTGATGCGTATGTCAATACGATGGAAGTACCGTTTCGGTTCTACCCTTGTCTAGCGGCGGGGCTGGCTTATTACATTGCTGTTAAACGCGCCCCAAAGCGGGGTCAGCTTTTGAA